CTGGCCGATGCCGAGGCGCTGATCGCCGATCGCGGCGGTGCCGACAGCATGTACGCCACCGATCCCGGCAAGCTGCGTGCCACCAACCGTTGGGTCGACCACGCCCGGCCGATCATCAAGGCGATGTTCGCGATCGAGGACGCGGCGCACCCGCTGACAGTGGCGTGGCTGAAGGCCGATAAGGGCCGCAAATTCGCCGAGCCTCTGCGCTGGCAGCAGCGGGACTTCGACTATGCCAAGGCAGACATCGAAACGGCGCGCAAGGCGCTGTACGACATGCTCAACGGCATCCGTGACAACTTCATCGCGGACGAGCGGTGCGGTTTGCAAGATGATGATGCCCTTCAGGAGGGCGCCGACGAGTTCAACGATTGGCTGACCGAGAACACGATCGCCGTCGACCAAGCCGTACAGATCGTCACCGGCGAGCAGAACGCGGCTTATGACCAGCGAAGGGCGGCATGATGCTGATGCTCCGCAGCACCCATCGCCGCATCTCGGCAACCGTGACCCGCGAGCGCGACGAAGCGCGTGATTTCGCCCGTCGCTCGCTCGCTGATCGAGACACGCAGCGCGACATGGCTGCCGGCTGGGAGGCCGCGAAGGACAAGGCGGTACGCGTGTCTGAGGGCTGGCGTGTGAGGTGCGATCTCCAGGACGAGACGATCGCCGGCCTTCGCGCCGAGATCGAGCGCCTGACGCCCAAGCGTGACGCTCGTGGGCATTTCATCAAGCAGGAGTCCAAGTAATGGCCACCGCCCCTTTGCTGGAGCGTGTCGACGACGCGCCCACGTCCATCGCTGTCGTCGTCGCCCAGACGCCGGCGGTTGTTCTGATCGATCAGGCGAAGCGCGACGACCTCTTCGCCCACATTCAGCGCGAGATCGACGGCTTCACGCCTGACCTGACCACGCCGAAGGGCCGCGACGCGATCAAGTCGTTCGCCTTCAAGATCACCCGCACCAAGACCGCGATCGATGCGGCGGGCAAGCAGCTGAACGAGGAAGCGCGCGCCAAGATCAACGTCGTCGACGCTGCCCGGCGCGATGCTCGCGACAAGCTCGACGCCATGGCTGCCGATGTCCGCCGTCCGCTGACCGAGTGGGAGGCGGCCGAAGAGGCGAGGGTGGCTGAGTGCCGCGCGGTCCTCGCCGACCTGCGTGCCTCCGCCACCGTGACCCTGGACGACACCGCCCAGACCGTCCGCGAGCGCGGCATGCGCATCTGGGAAGTCGCGATCGATCCCGAGCGGTTCGGCGACATGGCCGACGAAGCCGGAGCGGTGAAGGAGGTGACCGTCTCCACGCTGCGCACCGCCCTCGCTCGACTGACGAAGGAGGAGGCCGACCACGCCGAACTGGACGAGCTACGCGCCCAAGCTGCGGAGCGCGACCGGGCCGAAGCTGAACGGCGCGAGGCGGAAGAAGCGGAGCGTCGCCAGCAGGAGGAAGCCCGCCAAGCTGAGGAGCGCCGTGCGGCTGCCGAGCGCGCCGAGGCCGAGCGCATCGCCGCTGCGGAACGCGCTGCGGAGGAGCGGGCCCGGGCAGAAGCCGAGCGCCGGCACGCCGAGGAGATCGCCGCCGAGCGCCGCCGTGCTGAGGATGCCGAGCGCGCGGTAGCCGCGGAGCGCGACCGTCTCGCCCGCGCCGAGAAGGAGCGCACCGAGGCCGCCGAGCGGGAATCTGCCGCCCAGCGCAAGCGCGAAGCCGATCAGGCGCACCGCACCCGCCTCAAGTCGGAGGCCAAGCAGGCGCTGATGACCTGCGGTGTCGACGAGGAGACCGCCCGCAAGATCGTGGTGGCGGTGATCGCTCGTGAGATTCCGCACGTCCGGATGGAGTTCTGATCGGTGGATAACCCGTTCGCCCTTAACTACGTCGATCGCGATTACGAAGACACACCCGTCGTTGCGAACGACCGAGAGCAGCCAAAGAAGGCGTCGCCCGCCCGCAACCACATCACCTACCACCCCGACCTGGTCCAAGGTTCGGAGGAGTGGCTGGCGGCTCGCTGCGGCCTCCTGACCGCCAGCGAAATGAAGCTGATTCTGACACCGACGCTCAAGATGGCGTCGAACGACAAGGAGCGCGCTCACCTCTACGAACTGCTTGCCCAGCGGATCACCCGCTACGTCGAGCCCCGCTACATCAGCGACGACATGCTGCGCGGACACGACGATGAGATCGAGGCGCGGATCCAGTACGGCAACCACTTCGCCGAGGTGGCCGATGTCGGCTTCATCACCAACGATCGTTGGGGTTTCACGATCGGCTACTCGCCCGACGGCTTGGTCGGCGATGATGGTCTGATCGAGTGCAAGTCGCGCCGGCAGCGCTTCCAGATCGAGACGATCGCCGCGGGCGAGGTGCCGACCGATTACGTTCTCCAGCTACAGACCGGTCTTCTCGTCTCCGAACGCGCATGGGTGGACTTCATCAGCTATAGCGGCGGGTTGCCGATGTTCGTCACCCGCGTGCACGGCGATCCGGTCATGCAGGCTGCCATCATTTCGGCCGCAACCGCCTTCGAGCAGCGCCTGGCCGACAAGGAGCGCGACTACCGGGCTGCCCTGATTGCCATGCCCAAGCTGGTCGAGACCGAGCGCCGTGTCGAACAGGAGATGTTCGTATGACGATCATACGGGTCATCGACTTCGAGACCACCGGCACCGAGCCGGCCGACGGCGCGCAGGTGTGCGAGGTCGGCACCTGCGATCTGCACCTTGAGGAGCGCTTGATCGAAATGCCTGCCGCCTGGCTGTGCAGCGTTGCAGCCATGCCTCCCGAGGTTCGGGCGGTGCACCACATTCCCCTCGCCGAGTGCGAGGGGTGGGGCGCGTTCGATGCTGACGCGATGTTCCGGCGCTCGAACCACGCGGACGCCATCGCCGCGCATAACGCCGAGTTCGAAACCAAGTTCTTCGCCAGCCCGGTTCCGGTGATCTGCACCTACAAGGCCGCGCTCCGGGTCTGGCCCGACGCGCCCAGTCACAGCAACGGCGCGCTCCGTTACTGGCTGGAGGACGCCGGCAAGATTGCACCTAACCACGCGCTGACCCAGCCTGCGCACCGTGCTGGGCCTGACGCCTACACGACGGCGCATATCCTGCTCGCGCTGTTCGATGCGGGCGCGACGGGCCGCGAAATGATCGCCTGGACCAAGGAGCCGCGGCTGCTGCCGACGTGCCCGATCGGCAAGTTCCGCGGGCAGCCCTGGAGCGAGGTCGAGGCGGGGTTCCTCGGCTGGATGCTGCGCCAGCCGACGATGGAAGCCGACCTGAAATGGAATGCGGAGCGCGAGATCGCGCGCCGCTCGCAAGGAGCCGCACGATGAACGACATGACGAGCGTGATCGTCCCGAAAAGCGATCAGATCAACGCCGACGACCTGATCGGCAAGACGATGACGATCACGATCCGCGATGTTCGGATCAGCGGCGGCCAGGAGCAGCCCGTCTCGATCTACTTCGAGGGCAGCGACAAGGCATTCAGGCCCTGCAAGTCCATGTCGCGTGTCCTCGTCGCCGGATGGGGCCCTGACGCCAACAAGTACATCGGCCGTTCGTTGACCCTCTTCCGAGATGCCTCGGTGAAGTGGGGCGGCATGGAGGTCGGTGGCATCCGGATCAGCCACATGTCTGACTTGGAGAATGGCGCGATGACGCTGGCGCTCACCGCGACCAAGGGCAGCCGCAAGCCGTTCAAGGTGATGCCGCTTCAGATGCCAGCGGCGGGGCAGGGCGGTCAGCAAAGCGGTCAGACCGCAGCCGGATGGACCGACGATTACATTGCCCGAGTTGATGCTGCACCCGATCGCGATGCGCTGATCGAGATCCAGAACGGCGCAGCAAAGGCGTTGGCCAAGCTCAAAGGCAATCATGCCGAGTTGTACGCCCGGGCGATTGAAGCCGGCGAGCGGCGCCTTCAGCAACTGTCGGGCGAAGGCCGCTCCGACACCGACCACGGCGACCAGCATGACGGTGCCGACGACGACGGCGAGTTCTGATGACCGCCGACCTCGCCATGTGGCTCCTCGGCATCACCAGCCTGTCACTCATGGCTGCGGTGTCGACGCACATCCTTGCCGAGGAGGTGGGCCAGTGGCGCCGCATCTGGGACACGATGCTGGGGCGGCACCTCTCCTCGTCGGCATCGGTGGCCTCTGACCCCCACCAGCCACGCCGTCCCAAGCTCCACGCCACCGCTCCCGACGCCGAACTTACCGATCAGGTGGCGTTGTGACCGCCCGCATCGGTTTCACGCGTCAGGATGACGATCTTCACCCGGCTTTCGTCTCCATGCTGAGCCCTCGCCTCGGCGGTGTAGCGTTCAAGGTGCTCTCGGACGTAGGCGATGGCCTCTTCGCGGCTGACCGACCAACCTGCATCGTTCGATACATACGGATCCGGAATGAAGACGTAGCGGTCGACACCTCCCCAATGAGCGGTGAACCTGATCTCGCCGTCGACGGCATCCACGGTCTTCATAATGTGGGCGGCTTTGCGTCGGGTCAGCGCCTCAGCCGGCCTGCGATCGCAAGGCGCGTATTGTTGCCCGAGGTCAATAACAATCATCAATGTCCGCGCAGACGGTTCGT